CAAGCCAAGCATCGTGACCGGCACAGCAGCCCTTGGTCGAGGCAACGACCTCAACAACCTCATGCAGTTCATGCAGGTGATTGGCAGTCTTGGCCCAGGCGTCATCGAGCAGTTCATGAACGTCGATGAGTTCATCATCAGGACTGGCGCTTCGCTGGGTATCGACATGGGAGGCCTAGTGAAGTCTCCAGAACAGCTGGCAATGGAACAGCAAGCAGCTCTTGAAGCTCAACAACAGCAGCAGCTCGCGTCGATTGCGCAGGCTGGTGCGCCGAACGCCGTCAAAGCGGCGGCTGAACAACTCCCACAACAACAGTGAGATAGACCAGAATGGTTGACACTAACCAGACCTCCCTTCCTTTCCCTGACGAGGCTGAGCCTACCCTTGAGGAAAGCCACGCTAAGCTGGTTGAGGAAGGACATCTCCCGCCCGAACCCGACAGCGAACCATCTGTCGAGACTGATCAATCCCCCGAACGACCAGAGTGGTTACCTGAGAAGTTCGCGTCACCAGAGGACATGGCAAAGAGCTACGCTGAGTTGGAGCGCAAGCTATCCCAACCAGCTGAAGAGCCGGAAGAAGCCGACACCCAAGAAGCGGCACCTGTCCCTGCTGTCGACGGTTTGATCAGCAATGCTGAGCAAGAGTTCATGGAGAGTGGACAGCTCAGTGACGCTACGTTTGACGCACTAGAAGCGGCAGGCATACCTCGCGCTACTGTCGAAGCGGTTCGTGACATGCGAGTTCGTGAGGCAGAAGCTAACCGACAGAACATCGTCAACGAGTTTGGTGGCGACGACCAGGTCACTGCGATGCAGAACTGGGCGGCGGACAACTACGATGACAACATGATTGATCGTCTCAACACCATGCTCAACAGCGGCGACTACACGCAGACGCGTATGGCAATGGCAACGATTAGCACAGACTACAATCGAGCTGTCGGTACGACCGAGCCTAGTCGCCAGGTCGGCGGTATTCGCAGTGGTCCAGAGGGCTTCCGGTCGACAGCCGAGATGCTCGAAGCAATAAATGATCCGCGCTACAAGATGGACGATGCCTACCGTGCTGACGTCGAGCGCAAGATTGCACGGATGGAGGGCTAACTCATGGATATGCGGCTGAGTGAGCGTGGTCTCGCTCTCATCGCCTACTATGAAGCCAGCGTTAGTCTCCGTCTTTCTGACGGCTCGGTGCCTTACCCTGGCGGATACGACAACATCCCAGAGAAGTACCTGACGGTTTACATGGACACGCTGGCAACGCGGCCTGTCCCGACCGTAGGCTTAGGTACGACATCATACGACATTGAAGGTCTGCAAGAAGGCCAGGTCTACAGCCAGACCGACGTGCTTGAGATGTTCAGAACAACCATCGGTAAGTACGAGCGCGCTGTGCTGCAGGCGGTCGACAAACCACTGACACAGAACCAGTTCGATGCGTTGGTGTCGTTTGTTTACAACTGCGGCGCTCAAGCTTTCCGCGACAGCACGATGCTCAAACGCATCAACGAGGGCAAGTACTCTCTTGCGGCGTCTGAGTTTGAGCGGTGGAACAAGGCAGGCGGCGAGGTCCGTGACGGTCTGGTTAAACGACGCAAGTCTGAGGCTGAGCTGTTCAGGACAAAGCAGCCGCAGGCCCGTGCAAACATCAGCGAGAGCCGAACAGTCCGTGCTGCCGGTGCCATGACAGTGGTCGGTGCAGTGACTGCTGTTGCGCCAGCGATTGGTCCGCTTGAGCAGATGGCCACGTTTGTCGAGAACCACTTGTGGGTAGCAGCAGTGGGTGTCGCGTGTGTCGGTATCTACCTGATTGCTGTGCGCTGGGATGACTGGCGACAAGGCAAACGATGATGATGCGACAGCTGCAGTCGTTGATCATAGCAGCAGGCGTGGGGGCCATGACAGTCTTGTACATCATGGCCACCCGCCACGCTCGCACACGCGCACGACAAGAACTTGAAGATCACTATACGAAGGAAGGATACGATGCGATTGAAGCTCGGCAGCTTGCCAATTCTATTAGCGACAGCTCTTTGCGTAACGAGTTGCGCGAACGGGGCTGGCTCCGAGAAGATTGACCGCGTCGTATGCACCTCATGGCAGCCGATCTACGGCAGCTGGGCAGACACTAATGAAACGCTGCGGCAGATCTATGCGTCCAACCTAGCCCGAGATTCATTCTGCAACTGACGACCTATTCACTCGGTGGCCCACAACTCTGGATAACCAACGAGATGCAAACAGGAAGCCAGTCATTCATCCCCCTTTGCGTTTTTAGAAAAAAAGGAGGCCACAATGGCTAACGCAACCCCTGCGTATCTCGGTATTAAGAACCTTGGTACGTACAACTCCCCAGCGTCTGGGACCACCGACGCTCAGTTCGACGCAAACAACGCTCTTTTTCTCAAGGTGTTCAGTGGCGAGGTCCAGGCTCGGTTTCTGACCCAGACTGTACTGCGCGAAAAGACCCGCATTCGCACGATCAACGCTGGTCGTAGCGCTATCTTCAACGCTGTTGGTAAGACCACTGCGTCCTACCACGTTCCTGGCACCGAGATCACCGGCTCGAACATCAAGCAAGACGAGCGCGTCATTCAGATTGACGACGTATTGCTTGCGTCGACCTTCATCTCCGATTTCCAGGAGGCAATGAACCACTACGACGTCCGCTCAGCATTCTCCCGTGAGATGGGCGACGCACTGGCTCAGACCTACGACCGCAACCTGTTCGCTATGGCTGGCGCAGAGGCTCTGGCTCCGTCCGCAGCTATTGCTGACCAAGGCGTGGCAGAAGCTATCACCCTTGACGCGACCCCGACGTTCGCAGAGCTGGTTGACCAGATCTACGTCGCAGCTCGTAAGCTTGACGAGAAGAACGTACCAGAGTCTGACCGCTACTGTTACGTTTCGCCGACCGTCTACTACGGCCTGCTCGGTGTCGACAAGATCCTCAACCGTGACTTCGTGACTGCAAACGGTGACTTTGCCCAGGGCAAGATCTTCCAGATTGCAGGCATGCCAATCATCAAGACCAACAACATGCAGGTTGATCACAGCTCTGACTCTGTTGATTTCCGTGGCAAGTACAACGCGGACATGAGCAACGTACAGGCGCTGATCATGCACCCAGAAGCGCTGGGTACTGTACAGCTTGGCTCGTTTGGCATGACCACTGAGGCACAGGCGGATATCCGACGCCAGGGAACCTTGATGGTCTCCAAAATGGCGGTGGGCCACGGCATTCTGCGCCCTGAGTGTATCCTCGGCATCAAGACCGACGGCACCAACAACACCTTGTCCTAAGCGACACACTCAGGTGGCTCCTTCGTGGGGCCACCACCCCCTTCTTGTAAGCTAAAGGATGATCAAGCATGGCTGACTTTGTAGTCGCTACGACCAAGCTGGAAGCTGTCAACGTAATGTTGACGAACATCGGTGAGACACCCGTATCCAGCCTTGAGGACGAGCAGGTTATTGACGCAGCTATGGCTGAGTCGATCCTCGACAACGTGACCAGAGAAGTCCAGACACAGGCGTGGCACTGGAATACTGACCTGCAGCTCAAACTAACGCGCAACCTTGAGAAGCGCATTGTCCTGGCACCAAACATCATGCGGGTCGCACCCAGCGGACCTGACGCGCAACTAGCAATCGTGCAGCGCGGTCGCTTCCTCTACAACCGCATGAGCAACACCTACGAATTTGACCACGACATCACCGTCGACGCGACTATCGCTCTGCCGTTTGACGAGATGCCAGAGGTAGCGCGCCGGTACGTTACACTGCGCAGCGCTCGCATGTTCCAAGAACGTATGATTAGCTCTGATCGTCTGTCGGCTATGGATCGTATGGACGAGTACAAAGCCTACAGCGATCTGCTGAACGAAGAAGCTCAGGTCGGCGGCTACAACGCGCTGACCGGCAGTCACAGCGCCCAACGTATCGTCAACCGATACGGATTCACTGGGAGCTAACGACACATGCCTCTGATTTCTGACACGATTGCTAATCTGATCGGCGGTGTAAGCCAGCAGGCCGAGAACCTGCGTTTTAGCAACACTGCCAACGAGCTGGTCAACGCGTTTGCATCGCCAGTGAGCGGCCTACAGAAACGACACGCTGCTGAGTTTGTCGGCGAAATGAAGGCTTTTGGTGGCACGGCAGATCTGTCGTTCGACAATCGAGCAGCTGTTCACTTTATCGACCGCGACGTTGTCGAGCGCTACGTCTTGGTTGCAGACAGCAACGGCATTAAGGCTTTCGACGCAGACACTGCTGACGCCATCGAGGTTGAGTATGTCGGCGGTACGTTGCCCAGCTACCTGACAAGCGACGGTGACGGCGGTGTCTTGACTGACTTCGCCAACGACTTGCGGTTCATTACAGTTGCTGACACAACATTCATTCTGAACCGTAATGTGACTACTGGCGGTAGCACAGGGGCAAACTTCGCTGACTACCATTTCGCTGCTTTTCCGCAGCTAGAGTACGACGCGGATCGCGGCGGGTCTAAAGGTGGCCGCAAGGTCGACAACAGCATTAAGACCAGTGGGTCGGCAGGTTACCGAACGCTGTATTTCAGCCAAGGTAAAACAACAGGAACAGGCGAATTTGTAATAGGCTTCATCAACGATGGTGATGTCCTCATGGGCTTAGCGAAACAGCTAAGCAGCGGCAACACCGCCAGCACTGATCAGGTAGTGTCTACATTTGACAGCCGCACCCAAGGCAATAGCCCAACTACAGCTATTCAGAACACTGGCGTGCATCAATATTTGCGTCGTTTTGAAGTGAGCCGTTTTACTGACGCCGCCGAGCGCTACCCGTTTTACTCGAGTGGGGTTACGCAGGGCGATTTTGTTGGAGAGTATGGACCAACTACTGCTGTTCCAGGGCAAGCATCAAACAACCTTGGTTCGATCTGGTATGATCAGGCAACAGTGCTGTCGACATCAGTGGGTTACATGTCCGACGATGATCTGCGCAAGTGCTTCGTCGGTCCCTTCTATGGGTTTGACGACATTACAGCTAGTGGGTCCACAATGACGTTCCGCTGTGTACGTCAAGACGAAAAAGACTACAGCGGATACAGCAGTACAGTCGATGGCCAAACTCGTACAGTTGTCAACGACCTGCGTGTAAACAGCGAAGGCACGATTGAGATCAGCGATGGTGCAGGTGGCTATCATGACATCACTGTCAGCCGTACCGACAGCAGCGCCGATATATATTTGCCACACAATGCTAACGCCACAGCTGGCATCGAGCCAGACTTAGGCAATCTTTACTGGTCTACCGCACCAACTGGCACTACTTGGCCATCTGCAACGCTCGATATCATCAACGACCTGATTCAGATCGCGCACGACGGTGCGAACTACACAGTTGGTGTTACCGACGAAGAACTGCGCATCCTTGTAGCTGACGGCGCAGGATTCAGCCTGACCAAGAACGCAGCTGGAACTGTCACAGTCTTTGAGGATTTGCCGCCAGAAGCAGCAAACGGTCGTGTGATAAGTGTCGGTGGTGTCGGCGAGGGTGATGGCACATACTACGTGATCGGAATCGACGGCGAATATGTCGAGACCT